AAATCGATTGTCAACGCGATCTCAACACCAGCAGCAACCGCATCTTGGAACATCTTCTGCATACACTGACCGTAGAAAACGCCACCTGAAACAATCATCGGAATCTTCGCTTCTTTCAAAGCTAGTTCGATGTAGTTTCGGCAATAGGTGTTCTCGTACCGTGGCGCTGTCATGAACGCGCACACTCTTTTTGTCGTAGTCTCTATGATTCGCCCCTAACGTAAAAATCATCTTGATGGTTGACGGTTTTTACTAGTCGATAACCCCAACCCATCAAGATTCGCCGTGATTCTTCTACCGTACCTAGTTCTCTATATTCGTCCGTCTCGTACGTGATGACATCAAACGAATACTCTTCAAATGGAAACGTCTTCAGGCACTTTAGCGTCAGTTCTGGCGGTTCAAGGTCCATTGACAGATAGTTGATTCGCTTTGGCATGCCAGATAGCAACGTGAACCAGTTGCAATTGGTTGCATCGCAAGCAACGAATCTGCTATTGCGTCGTCCTATTGCCCAGCCAGCGGAAAAATTGTCATTTAAGTCGACGCCTATTCCGTACCAACCGTATTCCTTTTCCAGCTTTATCGTGTTGCTGATGTCGTCGAAGTGACCGCAACCGATGTCAATAAAATTTCCGTTTCTCATCTGACCGAGCGTCTTAATGACCCAGTCATCTTGTCCAATTTGTGATCCCAACTGTTTCGCCCCAGCTCGAAAAGATTAGCCAACAGCAACATCGTCACCGTTCAGTGAGTTTGCGGTCTTGACACCCTTGTCCAGGCAAGAGATTGCACCGCTCAAAACAGCACCGTTCGTGGTAGTGTCTGGCGTTACAGTCAGTCGCAGATATCGCTTACGTCCGCGAAGATCTACATGGTTAACAGCGACAACGCCAGCAGTGTTGTCAACTGTTCTTGCAAACACGCTATTGAAGGTTGCAAAGTTAGTTGCGACCGTGTCATCAGATTCGCTCAAAGCCAATACAACGTTTGTCGAGTTGGTATTGAGTTCTGCACCGAGAATGACTTCGATTGTTGCGTAGGTCGCGCCTTGGCAGTCAAGATTTGCAGTTCTCGCTGTTGTTGCCGCCGTAATTGGGGCAAGAAGAACTGCTCTGTCCAATGATTGAGATTGATACACGTTATTGTCTCCAGTATTTGATGTTGGTTTGTTTTAAGTTGCCGGCGGTCAGCTACTGCCAACCGCCGGCGGTCACTGGGGCGAACCAGCGTGGACTACTAGCCCATGACAAGTGCGACGATTGGACCGGCTACAGAAGCCGTTCCTGGCTCGTTTACAACGATGTCATAGCGTTCGGTGCACTTTACAGCCAAAGCGTCTTGCAGGAAGTAGATGGACGAGTCGCTTTCGATACTCATTCCGCGACGGGTCCCCATCGTTGTTGCCATCCGCAAGTCACCGTAGTACGCTGCAATCTGACCTGTGATCGAAGTCAATGCAGTTGGAAGGACTTGCGTCTTGACGACTGGCGAACCCAGGAACATTGGCATTCCACCGTTCTGGATGTCAGAAGCAGTGTTGCCACCAGCAGCAGTTTGCAAGGCTTCCATAGAAGCAGCAAAGCCTTGGCTGGAGATGTACCATTTGGCATTCATTCCTTGGTACTCAGGCAAAAGTGCCTTGACAGCGTGAAAGTGAGCCAGTGTCAAAGTCGCAAACGTGGTAATCGCGGTCGCAGTTGACTTTGAACCAGCAGCCAAAGCACTCTTAAGACCAAGGATTCCACCATAAGTCCCCGTTCCGTCGCCGTTGAAGCCAGCTTGGTCCTCAGCGGTTGCCAACGCCAAACCGAATTCCAATGCCATCAGACCTGCAAGGTCGATAATCGAATCTTCGGAAAGCTCTCGACTGACTTGGCAAAGTGCGTATGGCTTTTTTGCAGTCAGCTTGACTTGCGTAAACGCCATGTCGCCAGTGCTCATGGTTGCGTTTTCGCCAGCGTAAGCGACCGTAAAGCCACCGCTTCGACGAGGTACGTTTGTCGATGCAGAAGACATCGGCCAGAGGTAGCTGTTCTGGCGGAATTTGCCGTAGCTTTCGACAACGCGAAGAACTGTCGACTCAAGAGGATCCGGTACGGTAAACCCGCCCTTGGTATTGTCCGTTCCGCTCATTGCGTCGGTAATCAGACCGTGCTCTCGACACCATTGCTGTGCCTTTGGTTTTTGGTGCTCGTTGCCAAGTGCTGCCAGGAGGAATTGGCCGGAAGCGTAAGCGTCTTCAATGGTGTCAAAGTGCTTTGGACATCCGCGCCGCTTTGCCTGGGCAGGAATTTTGAACGTCCTGGCCTCAGTCTCAATTTGCTTGTCGGCAACAACCTTGGAAAGGTTGGCACTGACACGGGCTTCGTACTTGATAGCTCGTTCAAGCTCGCCATTGAGAACGTCGATTTCGCCTTTCTTGTCACCGGCTCCAAGGATGGAGTCGATTACCACCGATTCTTCTGCGGTCGGCTGGCGGTTTTCTTCTTTGGCGATGTCAACAATCGCCTGGATTTTTGCATCTCGTTCCGCGATTTCTGCGCGGATTTGGTTTGCTGTTCGCATAGTTAGGATCTTCCATGAATGGCGAGTCCTAAAATGCAAAAAGCAGGTTTGGGACCCGCAGAAAACAAAACGTAAAAAACGCTTCGCTCCTGCCTGGTCATCAAAACTGCTAACGAGTCGATCTGATGTCAGTGGATTGAAATTTGTGTTGGTGTAAGTATACGCTTACAAATTCTATTTGGTCAAGTATTTTCTTAAACGTGCGTCGACATGCTTGACAGCTTCGGTCTCTGGCTTCCGCTTCAAGAAGTTATTTGGAGTCTTTGAGTACATGCCAACCGGAACGATTGCTTGATTGGTTGCAGTTGGGTTCCCGACCTTGTCCGCAAATCCAGCGTCAACAGCTTCCTTTGCTGTGTACCATGTCTCTGCCTCAAGTGCTGCGGTCAGCTCATCAACTGGTAGCTTTACCTTGCCTTCATACATGGACATGATGCGAGCTTCGTAGGTATCCAGCAGTTCCGCACCTTTCCGCATCTCAACCGAGTTGCCGAACATACCCATCATCGGCTTATGAATCATCACCGCGCCATTCTTTGCAATCGTGACCGTATTTCCGACGAGAGCAACAAACGACGCAGCAGAGGCGGCCAGTGCGTCAATCGAAACGTCCACGCCTGCTGGATGGCGTTCTAGCAGGTTGTAGATTGCGATCCCTTCATCGACTACACCGCCAGGTGAGTTAATCCGCAACAGAACCTTCTTGTTGCCAATCTCAGCCAGCGCATTTTGCACAGACGCTGCGTCAATCATCCCTGTTTCCATGCCGAAAAACTGGCTTGGACCGATGGTGTCGTATAGAAAAATCTCGCCAGTATCAGCGTCGAAACTAAACATTGACCAATCCTCCGTTAATGATTTTTTCAGCGAGTCCGTTCGCTCGTTCAGGCCACTTTGCGACTAGGTTTTCAACCTCTTTTTTCAGCGTTTCTTGCGTTGCATAACCCAGCAAATGGAACAATTTATCCCTAGATTCTGTGCAATATTCGCTAGAAATCGCAGGATTTCCGCCTATTTCTTCAATAACTTCAGCCAGTTTGACCTGCCAACCTTCATAGAAGGATTCCGCCCAGTCTGTGTAGTTCTTGGCGGTCGTTCCGTTTACAAGTCGCTTGCATTCGACCGCAATCATGTGCTTCACACGGGAGACGATAGCCGACTTTGCGTTAGCTGGTGGCGGGTTGTCTTCTGGATTGCGATTGCCGTTATCTGTAGCTGTCGTAGCTGGATTCTCAAGCGTGTCGCCGCCTTCGACTGGGTTATAATCAAGCAAGTCTCTGGCTTCGTTTGCCGTCAACACCATCGCTGTCCGTAGCGTCGATATTGTGGTAGCCGTAGTTTGTAAATCAGTTCGCAAAAGCGCTCCTGTGTTGAATTTGAAAAAATGCGTGTCTTTGTCCTTCTCCTTATCAGACAGTAGCTTCTCATCGCACTCTTCCTCCCACGTTTTCAACCATCGACCAAGGCAGTTTTGCAAGTAGCTGATGTTCTTCTGGACTGCCGATGCATAGCTGTTGCCTGTATCGCCCATGATTTGCTCCAGCAGAAACCATAGGCCAACGTCGCCACGTTGAAACTGGCGACTTTCTAGTGCTTGCTGGTCTCGACTGGACAACGCGACAGCGTTTGCCTTGACACCGTTTCGAAGTAGGCCGATCGATCCAGAGTTCTCCGCACCGGCATGTGCCTCTTTGAACGCTGCCAAGAATTCCTCTGCATCTTTCTTTTGCGTCATCTGTCCAATAGGCGCTTCAAGGAATAGTGAGCCGCTGAATCCTTTTTTCGTTTGTTGCGACTGCTGCTTTTCAGCTGATAAACCTAAGCCAAACGACCGAGAAGCAAAGTCGGATAGCTTGAGTCCAGAAATTCCGTCAAGGCTAAGCCCTGGTATATGCAATATATTATCGTCTCGCCATGCGAATAGCTTGTCACTTAGCTTTAGTTCTACAGCTTGCTGAACCGTTGTCGGATCTGCTGGATTGCGCTTAGATATGTGCCACTTTTCACCGTCAATCATGTAGGTTGCTGCGTCAATTGACAAAGGCCAAAGCATAAACCGACGAGGATTTGTGCGGTCGATGACTGCACGAAAGTTGCCGTACAGCAAAGCTGAAGCCATTGCCGTTTGCTTAAACACCATTGCGCTTTGATAGTCGTTCGGCCTAGACTTCATGCAACGAAAAGCAGGATGGTCAGTCGCGTATTCTGCCCCACCTTTTTTCAGCCGCTTGTTGCAAACTAGAGGCAACTGTCCAACGTCAGCAGCAATCTTGGAAACAGCATTCCAGACTGGCGCATAACGCAAGCAAGCCTCAGCAGTTAGCCGCTGTTCTTCATCGTCGCTGTTGACACCCCTAAAGAAGTCCAACAGCCATTTGCCTGGATTTGATAGACTGCTCATGTGATGTATAGACTTCCTGTCGTTCTGGCTTGTGCCCGAGTCGCCATCCTAAAAGCCATCGTCAACGCGACGAGTGGATCGATTTTGTCTTTACTGGTAGCTTTGTCGTACATCCAAAATCATCTTTGTTTTTTTTGATGATTGCATTGTGTGCCGCCCATGTAAGTACAGGGTCGTTACCATGTGCGAATCTTCCAGTCCTAACGGCTTCGTGCAATTCTTTTATTGCTTCGTTGTACATTAGGTATGTCTGTGGGAACTTTAAGGCTTCGTGTCCAGCTTGTTCCAGTTCCTCGCCTATAGACCTTGCGTTGTAAATGTCGTAGCCTACGCTTTCGCAACCTACAGACCTCATGTCTTCTAATATTTCGTCTCTTAAAGCGCAAGATACGTATTTTTCCACCTTAATTCGACCTTCATAAATCCACTGCCTAAATGGTTCTCTAGCTAAGTCTCTCACTGTATCTTCCGAAATGAACGATCTGACTCGACCCTCATAGCGATATATTGGCTTCTCTGGATCGCTTCCGTCTTTTAGAAACCTTGCAACGATGGCATATGAAGCCAAGTCGTCATGTCCGCCGTTATCTATTCCTGCACCAAATGCCTCAGCCTGTGACCAATCCGACAACGGTTCTCCACATTTCGCCCACAATTCGCGGTCGAATGCCTCGTTTTTCGATGACGTTATCTTATTGCAGTGCTTGCTGATAAAAACAGGATAGAAAGTAGGCTTATTCTTGGCGTCTCTAGCCTGTTGTTCCATGTACTCTAAAGAAACTGACACGCCTACGTTTGGATTCGCTTTGATCCAGCATGACGGGTCAAGAGGATCGTCGTCGTCGTCTATTTCAGCGATGTATGCAAATATTGTCTCGTCGTGCAGATACTTTTGAACAACACCCTTACAGTGGTCGTATTCCTCTTTCCATATTAAGGATCTTTCGTCCCCAGCAGTTGTCGTTGTTATCTGCATTGGTTGTGTCCGTGATGCGCCACCAGTCACCATCGTGTTGTAGAATTTTCGATGCGATTCAGTCCACGCATGAAGCTCATCAAAAATAGCCATATGAGGATTGGGACCGTCTTTAGCGCTCAGCGATGTGCATGGCCTAAAAAATGAATTGTTCTCCCTGCAAAAAATATTGTTTATATGGTTTTTTGTGTGCCTTGATAGAACTTGCGATGCTGACCTCATCCTTTCTGCTTCAGTAAAAATACACCTAGCCTGATCAATTTTTGTAGCAGCTACATAGATCTCCGCGCCTGGCTCACCGTCGCACATCATTCCATACAAACCAAGACCAGCAGCTAGGGTAGATTTACCGTTTTTTCTGCCAACTCCAATATGTGCCCTTCTGTATTTACGAGTGTCGTCGCTATTGCGTTTCCAACCAAACAGAGTCCAAAAGATAAACACTTGCCAGGGTTCGAGTTCAAGTGGATGTCCAGCCCACTTCCCCTTAGAATGCTTCAATGCCAGAGGAAAAAACTGGCAAATATGATCGGCCTTCTTTTCGTCAAAGTGGTATGGAAAATCGGACGTAGATTGCCTATCCAGGTCGTCAAAATGCCGCTGGCATGCCGCTCGCACAAGACGCGAAGCTACGATCTCACCGCCAATAACGGCAGCAGCGTAACCTTCAGCTATCTCTTTGTGCGATGTCATGCAAATCATTTAGTTTCGGTTCATGCTCGCTTTCATAAAGTCAGCAAATGGGTCGTCTTCTTTCTTCTCAACGTGTAGCCTAGATCGACTAGATGGCGTCAGTCCCAGTTCTGCAAGCAACTTTAGTAGCCTGTCTGCATACTTGTGAACCTGCCCTGCCTCCGGCGATGTGGTCTCGTTGCCTCTGTCGTTCGCCAATCTGACGTTTCCGTTCTTGACATACTCAGACAGAAACAGCCATTCGGAATAGGTCACGCAGTACACATGCAGGACACGCTTGTCTGATGTGGTAAGGATCCCCATCTCGTCAAGCAGTTCGCATGTCTCATTCCAGCATTGCTTTGCCACTTCATCGACGGCAATCGTTGCAGGGCACGCTGGATAGCCTCGCTTCGTTGTTGGCTCTGCGTTGTTGCGACGTTGTGGGTCGTGCTTCAACGCTCCAGTAGCTTCTTTTATGGCTGTTGGTAGTGGCTTCCTGCCCTTCATGGTCCTAATCCTTCAAAAATGCGGACGCGCACGCGCGCCAGATCGGAAGA